ATTACTACCGTCGAGTGAGAATCTAAGAGTACTTTCGCTTGTTTCCTCGACCTTGCTAAAATCAACGGAGTCTACTTCGTCCACATTGATAATTACATATTTTCTACTCATAATTTTTAAGATGGTACATCTGTTGAGAAGGTTGGTCCGTTATTAAGTGTGCCGTTCTTTCCTCCACTTCCTTGGTCTGTTATAGTAGTTCCTGTTCCCCCATCGTTATCACCCATTCTCCACAAATGTAGAGGACTTAAATTTAAACCATCAGTACCTAAATCATTAGGCACACCGCTATTGTAAATGGAAGCTATGTCTCCTCCCGCGGTATCTCCTGTAGATAATCCACCTCCATCGCTCAATGTCGTTGTGAAAATAGAAAATTCATCGACTAGAGGTGAGCCGTAGCCTGTAGCAAATCCCCGCCCAATATAAAATCTTTTTCCAGCTTGAAAATTAGTGGTGCTTGCTTCGTTCGTAACTATGCTTTTATAAACGCCATCTAAGTAAAGTTTACTCGTTGTGATACTCCCATCAAAAGTCACGACCACATGATGCCATTGGTTTAGTGTTGGACTGCCAACTATTGTGTGATGACGATTGGCTATTCTAAAGTACGCATTCCCGTCTGACCAATGATAAGCACCTACTTTATTGTCAATATTACCCATTAAAACTGACAAACCTGAATTAACTTGCTTGTACCAAAAACTATACGAACAATTAGCTATTGAATTTATTGCTGTTAAATCACCACAATCGCAGTAATCATCCGTACCATCAAAGCTTACGCTGTATTGGTTTGTGAATGAAGCTCCACCACCCGCGTCGTCACCGCTTGAATCGAACCCATAAAGCGCGCCAAAGGCGGGACGTTTAATACCGCTTGTCGCCTTTAAACCGCTTGGTTTTTTAAGCGAGGTAGTCGGGAACGATAACGACATATCTTACAAGGAGTCTGTAGTACCTGTTGCGAATAAGCTGTAAGTACCATCGGTACGAGCGGATACATTACCTCGTATCTTTTCATAATGTCCGTGGTCGTCTCTTACGGTTACGTTACCGTCGGCTGTTACAGCTTCGCTGTGGATTACGCGCCATCCGCCGCCGATATACGCTTCAACATCTACAGTTCCGCCCGTCGTAACCGACGAAGAAGCAACGGTAAATGTCCAGCCTTTCGAGCGTTCAACGCTAAAGGAACTGCCCGCACCTGTCGCCGATACAGCGGACAAGAGCGTGATTTTCTGGAGTGATTTTAATGCCATAATGATTATTCTTTCTGTGTATTATATTAAGTAGGTAAATTGACGCCACTTCCTGAGTAGCTTCCACCCATCGAAGGACGTGTTAACTGTGCAGTACCGCGACGTCTTTTAGACGAAGATGAACCGCGCTTACCCGCTGGCTTAACGACCGCCGCTGTCTGCGTTGGAGGCGGAGGAGGTGGTGGAGGTGGAGCGGGTTTTACAAAATTAGGTGATGGAAAGCACATGGTTAATTATTCCTTGGGACTTATTAGTGTTTTATGTTGTTCGTCATAAGTATCTATAAGGAACTCGATGACTTTTCGTTGACCGACCTTGATCCATATCTCTCGTTCGTTATCCTTCGGATCGGGTAAACGAAGCGGAAATCGCTCGTCTAAAACGTCGATTAAATCGCGGCTCAAGTCGGGAAGTTTTCTAATACGGTTGTCCACTGCCTAAAAACTAATCGGATCAAAAGGCTTTTGTCGAGACAAATCTTCGTCTAAATCGCCAGTGACTTGATGGATTAAATGACTGTACTTTCGCTTCTGTTTTTCGTCAAAGCACGACGGCATCCATAGATATTTAATCTGCTTTTGTTTATTATTATACTCGTCCTTACGAATAAGATACGCCATCCACGCGTTCATAAGCGCGTCTTGTTCGGTCATTCCTACCTTTGTGTATGCGTTAAGAACGGTGTCCCAAGTTGCGCCATGAGTGTCGAGTAACTTCTCTGCTGATTTAACGCCTATGCCTGGAACGCCTTTGTATCCGTCAACAGGATCGCCCGCTAGTGTCTGCATCAAGTGATAATGATCCGCTTGTTCTTTGGTTGTCTCGTGTAACTCACCACGGTTGAAGTCGTAGAACGCACAAGGTACAGACTTGAAGTCTTTATCTATACTAACGATGATACGCTTGTCCTTTCGGTTCGGTCGTTCCGTCGCTAGGATCGCAAGTACATCGTCAGCTTCAAGGTTAGGATAGATAACAGTACCGTATTCTTCGGCGAGCCAAGCGCGTATAGGGTCGAGTCCTATCGGTGCAAACTTAGATCGTCTATTCGCTTTGTACTCGCTGTTAAGCTTACGTCTGAAGTTGTTCTTATCGGATATAGCTAGGATGAAGTCGTCCGCTTTCATGCGCTTCTTAAACGTTTCAAGTCGATCAACAATCCATGTCTTCGCAATGGCAAGGTCAGTATGTACCGTCCATAGGTCTTCCTTCCATTGGATGTTAGCTTGCGCTGTGAACGCAGATTGATACGCCAGTACGTCGGCGTCTATTAATAATGTCGTTGTCATTTATTTCCTTTTTGTTGTTGTTGGTTATGATTGTGTATGGTGAGGTAGTTGTACGCTTTAAGAATAATTGCGGGGTCGTCTTTAAGAAGTCCAAGCGCTGTGTTGCAACTGTGACACAACAGTCCTCTTATAGCGCCTGTCTTGTGATCGTGATCTACGCCTAGTTTTTTATCGGAGGTTTCGTCGCATATCGCACACTTGTGTCCTTGCTTGAAAGACATGTATTCGTATTCTTCAGTAGATAAGTTGTATCGCTTTTTTAAATTAGCCTTACGTCCGTGCTTTTTTTTATTCGCACGGCTACATGCTTTACATCTTGTCGTTAGACCATCTGCTCTTGACCTGTCTTTATAGAACTCGGTAAAGGGATACTTCTTATGACAAGTCGTACAAGTTCTCACGTGTAGTATTAGTGAGTTTCTGCCCAGTTGTTACCGACCTTGTACTCACCGTCCAACGGACACTTCATCTTTAAATGTTTACCAGCTTCTCGTATCGCTATACATGCAGTCTTGCCGAATTGATCTGCGAGTTCTGGTTTAACTTCCGTTTGGAACTCGTCGTGTATGTTAGCTACGAATGTATAGTCGTGCATAGATCGCCAGTTACTTGTCGCTAGGTGCGTGTTTAAACTGACCAATGCTTGCTTCATCACGACTGCACCCGCCGATTGTAACAGCGTGTTAAGCGCAGAATGTTCGGAGCGTATAGGTAGTATGCGTCCGTCTAATCCGCGTAAGAATCCACTACGTTTGACCTTTGATTCAACGGCTTTCTTCAACGCGTTTAAAGCGGGAAGAGACGTAAGGAATCGTTGCTTCAAAGCTTTACCTTCACGTGCTGTACCGCCTACGATCTCTCCAATCTTACCGTCACCAGCGCCGTATAAGAATGCGTAGATAAATGTCTTCGCTTGATCGCGTGTCTTTAATCCAGCCGCTTGTTGATTAACCTTGTGAATGTCTTCTTCTAATAACTGACGTCCGTACTGTCCACCGTCAAAGCCCGCAAGGTAATGCGCAAGCATACGAAGTTCAAGTCCACTCGCATCACAACCGACAAGTACGTAGCCATCACGCGCTTTAAATAACTCACGACACTCCTTACCGTAGGGTGCGCGTACTGCTGGTACTTGTGCGATGTTAGGATAGCTATGCGTACAACGACCTGTGACTGTTCCGTTGGTGTTTACCTTGCCGTGTATACGTCCGTTACGAACGCGCTTGATCCAAGCGTTGTCGCCTTCGGCTAACATGCCTAGACGTTTAACAACCATTAAGTATTCTAGTAGTAGATCAGCCGATGGATGCTTGACATTTTTAAGCACGGCTTCGTCGATCTTAGGTTTACCGTCGGGTGTGAAGTGTACAGGTTTCCAACCAAGTTCTTTTAAACGTGCGGCTATCTGATCGCGACTGCCTGGATTAAACGGTATAGACTTAGTCTTGTTACCTAGCTTAGTCGCCTTGTTAGCTAACGCTTGTACTTGTCCGTCTTCTTTCAGTATCTTCTTTAACGCCGCTTTAGTCACGCCAAAGAAATGTCTACCGTCGATCTCTATTTCCCATCCTTCGGGTGTCTTCATCTCTTCGACTACAGGTGGAAACGTCTTCTGTAAATCATCGAGTAGTTCAGCACGTCGGGTCGTCAATACTTGTATTAACTTGTCCGCTTTATCTTCATCGAAAGCAAACCCAGCAAGTTCCTGTTTACGTATCACCCTAGCGAATTGATGTTCGAGGTTTAACATACGATTGTCAGGCTCTTCATCGCGAAGGTAAGCGCCTATAGCGTGTGTCACAATTACATCGCGTTCACAATACTTACGCATCTCTTCTGTATACACATCGAAGTTCTCGGAATCGAACTCCATCTTAGACATGCCTAAACGATTACCCCACGCTTTCAAGCTGTGCGATCCCCAATATTCTTTCGGGAAGTCCTTACGTACCATGTCGAGTTTGAACAAGTCGGAATGTACGCACCGTGTCGTTACTGCTGTGTCCAACAGACGCGCTTTAGGCGACCATCCATACAGCTTAGTCAACGCTGGTACATCAAAGCCTATGATGTTATGTCCGACGATTGTCTCAGCGCTATCAAGTAGATGAAGTCCTTGTTGCATACTTTCGTTATCGAAGGTCAACATCTGTTGCTTCATCGGGTTATAAACGCTCAAGCAATGAACGGTATGTAAATCATCAAGCGTCACGAAGTCTTCCAACCCGTTAGTCTCGATGTCGAAGTATAATGTTCTGTTCATGTTCATAGGTAGCGTACAACTTTCTTCCAGTATTCTTGTGTCTCAACTTTGTGGTAACCTTTTGGTCCGCCGTTGTGTATCCGTGCTAAGACTTCCCAAGTGTCGTGTTCTGATGCGTGTCTTTTCCAATATGCCATCATCACCTGTTCGGCGTATATCTGATCAACACACATTGCCCATGTACCGTCGATTGATTGATCGTAGTTATAAGCGTCGAGCCAATAGCCAAAGCTTATTTGATAAGGACCGATTGATCGACCGCTGTCACCGACGGCATAAGGCGCATCATAAGCACCACCACTTTCAACAAGACGGATCGCTCGAAACAGCGTTGCGTAATCAGAACGGCTGTGACGGGGCTTCGGTAGTATTGTTATTAGTTTTAAGAAACGAGTTATCATGTTCATTTAATCTTCCTGTTTGTTGGTTGAAATGTAGTGTCGAAGCTAGTCCCGTCTCACCTGAGAATCGGTTCTTCAACACTCTTATACGTGTTTGGTTTGCGTCTGCTTCTGATTGTTGATTACGTTCTAATCCAATAACCATATCAGACAGTTGCGGTATGGCGTGTGAACCTCGAAGATGTGCAAGCGATGTGATCGCCCCTTCCTCGTGTCCAGCGCCTGGAGGTCGCTTTAGATGACTGACTAGTACCATGCCACATTGCGTCTCTTCGACGAGAGAACGTAGGCGTGTCATCGTGTTGTCAATCAAGCGCCGTTCATCATCACCTTCAAACCCACTTACCACTATTGATAAATGATCAAGAAATATCCACTTACAATTTAGTCCTTTGCATAGGTATCTAATTCGATTGAGTAGATTGTCGCTGTCACAACTTCCGAAGTGATCGTAGGTAAAGAAGCGTCCGTTCCCTACCGTCTCTTCAAACGTAGGTCGTAACGATTCGTGATGTATTTCCTTTTCAAGATGAAGCGGTTTGTTAACGTGTAGTCCCATTATACCCAGAGCCGTCCGCCTGACTGACTCTTCAAGCGCGATGTAACCGACTGTTTCGCCACGCTCTAATAATGAATACGCAACCTCACGACAGAACAGAGACTTCCCAATCCCACTACCCGCGCATATCGTGACGAGTTCTCCTCGCCTTATACCGTGTGTCATGTCGTTCAAGGATGTGTACGGGTACGGTTGAGACTCCGTGTTATTTACTTCGCTTATCTTTTCCCATAGTTCTTCAGCACCGACGATACCATCGGGGCGATACTCACGCGCTTCAAAGACTGCGGTTACAATCTCCTTTGCACGGTTCGCTTTTAACATATCGTTCGGGTCTTTAAGCGGTAGCTCTGCTATCTTTGCACGTCCAGGAGTTAGAAGAGCCGCACATTCTGCCGCTCCCTTGCGTCCTGGGTCGTCCATATCAAACATAAAAACCACTTCTTCATATCGTTCAAGCCAATCGAGTGCTTGAGCAACGTTGTTCTTAGCTCCGCCAGCACCGTGCGGTACAGATACGACTGCCCAGCGATTGTTAAACGCTTGGGACACGCTTAAAGCGTCGATCTCTCCTTCGGTTACAATGACTCGCTTACCGCTGTCTCGCCACAAATGTTGTCCGTATAGTCCGATCAGTTCGCCGCGTACCTTGAATGACTTGTCAGCGTATCTAATCTTCTGTCCACATAACTTGCCGTCACGAGTACGGTAGTTTGCGACTTGAACCATCTGTCCGTCGACGTCTGCCGCTTGGTATCCCCACTTCTTACACGTCTCTTCCGTTAGGTTTCTTCGCGTTAAAGCGGTGGTCTTGCCGTTACTTATAAACGACGCTTTATTAGTTTTGGTCGTTGGTTGTTCTTCCATTTTTTGTTTTTCATTTTTGTTGGGTTGAGTGTTCTTTCCACAGCTGAAGCAATGACTTGATCCGTCTACGTAGGTAGATCGTCCGTCACTTGAACCACAGGCGGAACAGGACGTGTGGATTTCTTGGTATTCAGCCATGATTTTGGTATTGTTTTGTCACAGTATTTGAGTCCTTTCTGTTCGCAGTATTTTGCGTATGTTGTTTTAGAACCTTTGCGTATCTTGTTTGACGCGTTCATAAAACAAAGACGGACATCAAGTTCGGGATGTTGTTCTCGAATAAGGAGATGTTTGGTCCTGTCTTCACTCGTCCATAGTCCTTTAGTCTCTACTATAATTCCGTTTGGTAGAATAAAGTCAGGTGTGTACGTTGATAATTTCCTGTATTCGATCTTCACAGTTTCGTACCCGAACTTGATGCCGTTCCGCTCTAACCAATAGGCGGTCTTTGCTTCAAATCCAGAACGATACTTAGAAGTCCGCCGACAGGGGCGCTTCTTGCTTGGTTTCCTCGGCATTAGGTTCTGGTTGATCGAGAGTATTCTCGAATGTTTCTCCTCCGTTTGTATATCCGCCTTCTTCTGCGGTAAATCCATAGGATGTTGCTTTCTCGCTTGTTCCGACAGCCGCTAGTTCGAGTACTTGAACGCCTTGTGGTTCGAGTGTCATGCCGAATCCATGTGCGGCGACATACCAAAACCTCATCTTCATTCCGATCTTGATACGACTACCACCACCGACGATGTCGTCGCCTTTCATCGGGTTACCTTGGCTGTCAAACAACGCCACTTGTAACTTATACTCAGTACCGTCACGGCGTTTACCTCCAGCTTTCATCTTTAACTTTACGATGTGATCTTCTCCGTCGATGACGAATGGAAGGTTCGCTTTATTTAGTGTCTTTCCTTGCTTGGTGTTCTCGGCGAGGTAAGCGGCTTCGTATTCGGGTTGT